ATACCGATCACTTTGAAAGTGATGAGCCATGACCACGCGTACGGTTCAAAAGACAGTGCCTATGATGTATAGGGATAGCAATGGTAGTCACTGGGAGGCCACCACGACCGTGTCTTACAAGACACAGTCGGGGGGGAATACTAGTAACTATCACGCTAACCCTAAACCTAGGCCGCTGCCTGTGAACTATTACGCGATGGATGCGTTTACCCAAGTTCCCGGTAGTCAGTCTTATGTTTATGAGACCATCAACTCCGACGGTTCGCGAGTAGTTTACTCGTCTACCATTGCCAATATTGGCTCTGACTTCGTTGGCCCGCGTAATACGCTGGTTAGCGAGTGTCAGATGAAACTGAATCGCAAGATTCTGTCTCAAGTTAAGGATATGAAGGTCAACTTAGCACAAGCTGCTGCTGAAGCGTCACAGACGGCGAACCTTTTAGGTTCGACGGCTCGACGCATCACCGGTGCATTCACGTCACTTCGACGGGGAAACTATATGGGTGCGATCAAAGCGCTTAACTGCTCTCTTAAACCGAGAGCTTTTAATCGCTATACTGAACGTTACCCTAAGAACCCTATCGAGGCTGCCGGGAGTGCATGGTTGGAACTGCAGTATGGGTGGAAACCTCTATTGCAAGACGCATATGGTGCTGCTGAAGCGATTGCGAAGTCGCGCGGGTCGCGGCCTTTATACGAAAGTATAAGAGCCACGGCCAGCGTTACTGCAAAGATCGACGACGTAGTATCAGACAACGGACCTGGCTATTCGAATTATTCGGATAGCCGTGGTTCGGCAGGTGCGTACGGAACGGCAAAGATCACGTTTATGGTAGATAACCCCTCTTTAAAGCTGGCTAGCGGTGTCGGTCTTACTGACCCCGCTTTACTTGCTTGGGAGTTGTTACCCTACTCATTCGTGGTCGACTGGTTCCTGCCCGTCGGTAACTGGCTCGAGAATTGCAATGCAACCTCGGGCGTTACCTTCGTATCAGGATTCAGTACCATTAAGTATGTATCTGAAGGCTCGGATTCGTTGCGAAACGCAAGCTGGTCTCCGTATCATGTTACTGAAACGAAGAAAAGCGGTGCAATGAGAAAAGATATAAGTCTTATTCGTAGTCCAATGTACGCCTTTCCGGCGAATCCATTGCCTAAGTTTAAGAATCCTATAAGCTTCGATCATTGCGCCAACGCGTTAGCTCTCCTAACCACCGCCTTTCGGCGATAACCAAGAAAAGATACGACCATTATGGCCGCAATCGCTAACCTCGTCCTAAAAGATGGACACACCCCACCGTCAGATCGTACGTTCACGCCAACTACTGCCTCTCTCGACCTTGCCGTTTGGCAAGAGCGAGTTGGCGGTATCTACACGGGAATGCCCACTGTACAGTTGTCGAGTCGCAAGCCCCTCAAGGGCTCGCCTCTCTTCAAAGTCAAGGGCACGATCAAGCTCCCAGTAATGGAAGTGGTGTCGAACTCAACTATCAACGGGATTGCTCCAGCCCCGACCATCGCTTACTCTTTGCAAGCGACGTTCGAGATTCTGGTGCCTGAACGTTCTAAGTTGCAAGACCGGACCGACATCCTGGCTCTGCTTAACAGCCTCACGGCTGATTCGCAGGTCCAGTCGTTGGTGCACAACTTTGAGTCTCCATATTAAAATGGAACTCTTGGTCGTCATCGCGCTTATTCATTATATTTGCGCTCATTTCTGAGCCCTATAGAAGAGTAAGCACCCATCAGTCTTGTTAGGAGAAAACACTTTGAAAGTGTCATTCATCGGCTCTCGCCGTTCCTTAGTTCTATACCACTCCCTACTTGAGGACCTCGACACCCCGCATTCATTGGCTTTAGCCATTTGTCTGAAATACTCGGATTACACTGAGCTGTTTCGTATCGCGGAAGTCGAGCCATCCAAGTACAACTCTGCGCGATCTCTCGCCCTCGACAGACAAGCTGGCGACTTCCTAAAGAAGTCACCCCAGTTTGTTACCGATAGGCTTGAGGAGCGAACTACAGAGCTGTTCCTGAAATGCGAAGAACAATGTCGTGTAACGAACGAGTATTGGCGCGATCCTCCGAAACATTCGGAGACTCATAATATGTGTTTATTTATTATGAGGGAAAAAATCGCATCAATCCTCGGTAAGTTACCCGACTCGTTGGACTACGCATTTGGGCCCGGAGTTTCCATGACAGTGCGTGGAGACGACACTGGTGCTTATGCTAAGTTTAGCCAAGCACCGGTAGATGTCACTAAGAACGCACGTGCGTTTGCTGAGAAATTCCTTACCGGAACACTCTGGGGCGACTACTTACGTAGTCAATCCTCAGAGTTAACGGTCGAGAAAAACTTCAGCCGCACAGCACAGGTTCCAAAGAGCTACAAGATTAACCGTTTAATCGCTGTCGAGCCTACCTTCAACACTTACGTGCAGAAGGGGCTTGGCATCGCTATTCGGAGACGCTTAGAGCGCTTTGGTGTCGACTTGCGTCGGCAAGACCATAATCAGCGGTTCGCTTCAATAGCTCACGTTGCAGGTTTAGCCACTGTCGACTTTACGTCGGCCAGTGATACTATTTCCCACAACGTTGTGCTAGAGTTGCTACCCATTGATTGGTTCCTTGCTCTTGAGATGTTTCGCACCCCGCAAACTGAACTTAACGGGGACATAAAAGTCCTTGAAAAGTTTAGTTCGATGGGTAATGCTTACACTTTCGAGTTGGAATCTCTCATCTTCTACGCCACGGCTTTCGCCGCTGTTAAACTAGGATCTGGACGTTTGTCCGAGATCTCAGTTTATGGAGATGACGTGATACTGCCACAAGAAGACTTTCCGCTATTTCTAGAATTGAGCAAGCTGCTGGGTTTTTCGGTGAATACCGAGAAAACCTTCGCATCTGGCCGATTCTTTGAATCATGTGGAAAGGACTATTATGATGGTATCGACGTACGACCCGTCTATCTTAAAAATGACATTACTGCTGATTATGACATTTTTACATGTCGCAACCGCATTATGGCATTCTACGATAAATGGGGCATCCCCAACCGCTCAGCACTTCGCTTTCTTGAAAGCAAAGTCCCAAGCAACAGGCTTTGTGTTGTTCCTTATCCTTATTCTGGAGGCTTTTGGCCCTCAGAGTCAGTTTCAGGAAACTTCACTAAAGATGAGAATGGATGGGAAGGCGTTTGGTCCAG